TATTGACTTACTAAACACTGCTTACGACCCTACAAACTTTGTAGTTAATCAATCTTACGGCCTTGCTCCTTCTAGTACTATATTAACAGTATCTTATTTAGCAGGCGGCGGTGCTAGTTCGAATGTAAATACAAACGAGCTTACTCAAATAGTCTCTTCGAATATTACATTCCCTAATACTACAAACCCCGTTACACAAGCCTCAATACAAGCTACTTTAGCAACTAATAACGCTGTACAGGCAGTTGGTGGCGGAGACGGAGATAGCGCTGAAGGTATTAGACTTAATACCCTTGCTAAGTTTCCTTCTCAAATGAGAGCCGTAACGCAGCAGGATTATTTAGGAACTGTATTAGGAATGCCGCCTAAATTTGGTCAAGTAGCAAAAGCATACGTAACAAAAGATGCAGCTTTATTCTCTCAATACCTTAGAAACGAACCTGGAGAAAGAGACCCTCTTGCAACTTCAATTTACTTATTAAGTTATAACGCAGACGGTACATTTACAGATCCAGGACTTGCTTTAAATAAAAATATTCAGACCTACTTAGAAGATTATAGGATGCTAACGGATACAATTCACTTGAAATCAGCTTATATAATAAACATTCAGGTAGGATTTGATGTCGTGATAAGACCTAATTATACTTCAAGAGAAGTAATTGCAGGTTGCTTAGATTTATTAAAGGTATATTTTAATAGAGAAAATTGGCAAATAAATCAGCCAATTATAATGTCTGAAATATATACTTTGCTTGATCAAATAGCAGGAGTACAAACAGTGCAGAAAGTAAATATTAGAAATATAGCAGGAACTTCATCAGGATATTCTCAATATAGTTATGATATTCCAGGCGCAAGCCTAAATGGTACCATCTATCCATCACTAGATCCAAGTATCTTTGAGGTTAAATACCCGGACATAGATATTCAAGGACGTGTAGTAACAATGTAATAAAATGGCAGTATATAACATATTCGCATCAGCAGATGCAACAATTTACTCGAGATACCCGTTAAAAAATACCGGTAGAGATCCTATATTAGAAGTATCTGTCAAAAATTCTCAAGACGGTACTAGGTTCTTATATAGAAATCCTATAACAGATAATCCATATTATACTTACGATTTAGCCGCTAATGGCAATTATAGTACTTCTGATGCTTATTTTCCTAATACAGACATTAGAAGATCTGTATTACAGTTTTCTGATCAAGATATTAATAAGTTAAAAGTTTATGCCTCTCAAGCAAAGAGCGGGTCTTATGGAGCAAGCTTAAAGCTATTTTTAGCTTCTGCACAAAATTTAAGTACTACCTATTCACTAGACGTATTTCCAGTATCTCAATCTTGGTGCATGGGAACAGGACAATTCGCACAAGTACCTCAGTCTGTAAACGGAGTATCTTGGATGTATACCTGTCAATCAGGAAGCTCTCCTGCCTGGTCAGAAGATACTTTTTACTGGAATAATATTGACTTACCAAGCTGGGAATTAGCTAGCTATAATTGGGAATATGTTCCTACAGGTAGTAGCCAACCTTTCTACGTAGGAAGCGGCGGATCTTGGTATGATTATATAGAAGCAACTCAGAGCTTTGATTATATGTCTAATAAAGACATAAATACAGATATAACTGATATAATGACTCAGTGGTTTTCTGGTTCAATTCCTAACTACGGAGTAATAGTAAAGCATCCTCAAGCAGTAGAAGAAAATCCTAATGCATTTATAGATCTTAAATTCTTTTCTGTAGATACTCATACAATCTATCCTCCTACTATTGAATTTAAATGGGACGATTCTTATTACTTTCCTCAAGGCGGCAACTTTGCCTTAAGCGATCAAATTACAGTAGTACTTGCAAATAATCCAGGACAGTTTACACAGAACGAGGTTTATAAAATGAGAATAGGTACTAGATACACATATCCTCCAAGACAATTTACAACCTCTTCAGTATACCTAACTAACCTTTATTTATCCGAAAATACGTACTGGGCTTTACAAGACGTAAAGACAGGGGAGATGGTAGTAGACTTCGATGAGAACTTTACAAAATTAAGCGCCGATAGCGTAGGCAACTACTTTACTCTATATACTAGCGGATTAGAAATTAATAGATACTATAAACTTTTAATTAAAACTAGTATATACTCTACAACTTTTGGACCCCTATCGATTTATAACAACGAACAGACTTTATATGATGCTCTATCGGTTTATAGTGCTGAAGACTTACAACTACTTCCTGCCGAAGAAGTAACTTATACAGGTCAGAACTTAGTATTTAAAATCGTAGCATAATGTCACAAGAAGTCAAGCTAACAAAGGAAGTTTACGGTCGCAATACCTATACCAAGGTAATTGATACCTCTTTTAGCGAACTATATTTTCCTGCTACTGCGTCTATAACACCAAGTACTCAGGTAAGTGTAGAAGCTTTTTTTGATGCATATAATGATTTATTCTTTCAAATACCAGCTACAGGAGAATTAAACTCTCATGAGTATCTGGTTAAAAGAAGTGGAGAATATTTAGGCGGAGGAGTTTTAACTGATAACGAAAAAGCTTATATTGAAGAGATAAACTCTCTAAGACAGCAGCTATTAGAGGCGAATACAAATTATTTGAATTTAACTAACATAGTATAATGGAATTAGTAGACGTAAGGTACATAGGATCAGATGATCAATATCAAACATACGCTCCGTCGGATGTAGCTCTGATTAGTGTAAATACTATTGCAGGTAATTATGGAACCCCGAACGACTATATTGAGTATTTTATTAAGGACCTAAGTAATACGGTATTAAATGCTAATTATTACGCAACTCAATATCAACTCGATAATAGCGTTGTAGACCCTATAACAGGAACAACAACTCAATTATACTTAGATCCAGAAAAAGATGCTAGAAACTTAGGATATAGTAGAGGTATAATTAATGTTAAGTATAATTTTTTTACAAAGCAATTAGCTTCTGCACCAGCAACTAATACAAACTTTTGGATTAAAGAAATCTCTACTTCTAGAACTGAGATTAAAGCAGCTAGACAGGATCTATCTAATACCGCTTTGTCTGATGCCTTTATAGACTTTAATGCAATCTTATCTGCTGATGCTTACTATCCTACCTTCTATTTAAACTTTGGTGCTGACATACAATTAATAGGTGTTAATGCTGTTTATGTAGAAGAAGATGGAGTAGGTTATGTAATTTTTAAATTATACGAACCCCTACCTATCCAATTCGATCTTAAGTCGACTTTTTGGGTTGTTACTCAAGTAGCTGAGTCTGCAGAGTTTAATGTAACTATTAATGTTGCACCTGAAGCAATAATCGACAGTACCCCTATTAAAGGCCCTAACTTTAAGGTTTCTATTAAGGATAAGGTAGGTCAAACAACTCCTTACTACTCTTATACATCTTTACTTTCAACATCTGTAACTTCTTCCTATCAGCAGCTACAGTCTTTAATGCAAGAAAAAGGCATTCAAATTAATGTTGACTACAGTAACTTTAGTAACTTCGTACACTTCTCTTCTGCTACAGAAAGGCTATATAACTTTGTGTACAAAGTACAGCTAATCGAATCAGCTTCTGCTGGTCTAGCTCAAAATAATACTAGTACCGCTAAGGTTCTATTACAGAATCAGATTGATACAACAATAACTAATTTCGATACCTACGAGTACTACTTGTATTTTACATCTGCATCTACAGCATGGCCTAAACAAAAAGACACTCAACCATATCCTTTATATTCAGTAACTTCTTCTCAAGTAGTAAACTGGTTAGGTACTATCAATACCGTACCTACTGCTACTACAATGAGTATGTATTGGTCCGCTTCCTACTATGATGATCAAAACAAAGACTTACTAATCTACGCTACTCCTTCTTATATCGCAGAAGATCCCACAAACCAACCTTACCTTGTTTTCTTAAACATGATAGGTCAGCATTTTGATAATATTTGGATTTATTTAAAAGACGTAACCAATCACTATTCAGCAGAGAATAATCCTTTTGTAGGCATATCAATAGATCAGGTTGCAGATGCCTTAAGGAGCTTCGGTGTACAATTATATACTAATACGAGTATTACAGATAATATCTACTACTCTATGCTAGGCCTTAATCAAACAGGATCTGCATTACCTATTACTTCAAGCGCTTATTCAGTAGTTAATATTGCAAGTAGTAGTTTATATCCGCTTACAGGACAGCCATATTTAACTGCATCTTTATCGTTACCTCCTTTCGGTGAAGAAAAAATTAATAGGTATGTTACTACTTTTGTAACTCAATCTAATCCTGCTTTTAATATCTCACATAGCTTTGCTACTTTACCTGCATCTCAGCTTACAGGAGAGATTTACAAACGTCTCTATCATAACCTCGCTTATTTACTTAAGACAAGAGGTACTGAAAGAGGCGTTAAAGCCTTAATTACTACTTTCGGTATTCCTACCGACTACTATGCCTTTACTTCTTCTTATGATAGTTTGAGTGGAGGTTATATTTCTGCCTCTTCTTACTCGGAAGCTATTTTAACTCCACATGAATACGGAGGCTATAATATCTACCAAGTACCAGGGATTCAAGAAATTAGTAATACTAAAATTACTACAGGAAGTGTTTTAAATATTTCAAGTAGCCTTCTATCTCCGTATACTACTATTCAATATTATCAAAACGATCAAGATAAGACCTCTAACGATATAGAGGTAGGATTCTCACCAGCAGATTCTATTAACGCAAGCATTACATCCTCAGTATACGTAA